ATGACGGCCACAAACTGGTGTGTATCCAAACCCGGGTCAGAGCCTACGGGCCGATGCTGATCACCGGTTTTAATCATGATGAAACACCGGAAATGACCGATGTGCTCAGGCTCTCGCTGACATTAACGGAGTGGCGGGTGATCGAGCCGGAATACGGCGAATTACCGCCGCGTAAAGTGGTGAAGAAAAAACAGAGCAGCACGATGAACTGCGGCAAAGTACAGGCTCAGACGGCAGAACCGGCTCCGGTAAAAAAAGGATCTGCAACCGTGAAATCGGTCAGCGGTGCTGCCGGTAACCAGGGGGGCAAATGAAGATTATACCACTGAATACTGTGCCGAATCAGCGCCTGCGGGTCACGCTGAGTGAACAGGAATGGGAACTGACCATCAAAACCGCGCACGGGGTAATGTGTTGTGACATCCGCTGCGACGATGAGATTGTCGTTCAGGGAATGCGGATGCTTCCGGAACGGCCGCTGATCCCGTACCGCTATCTCACGTCCGGCGGTAATTTTACGTTACTGACCGGCGGAGATGCGCTGCCCTGGTGGGAACAGTTCGGAAAAACACAGACACTGGTCTGGCGGGGGGATGATGATTGATTTACGCAGGATCCGCTGTGCTGTTGAAGTTAACGGCCGTCTGCAATGGTATGAAGGCATGCGAATGCATGCCTCGGGCACGAAATATGCTAATCCGTTACAGAATGATTGTTCGCTCCGTATTGATGGTCTGAATACACAAACCCGAAATATGCTGCTGACGGAAACCAGTCCTTTTGCGGAGAGTAAAACACCCCACCGGATTATCCTGGAAGCCGGGCGGCGCAGCACCGGTGTATTCCGGATTTTTACCGGCGATATAGTCAGTGCTGAAATCGCATCACCACCGGATGTAACACTGACGCTGAAAGCCAAAACCGGTAATGCCGGTACGCGCGATATTGTCACCTCCGGAGGGCAGGCAATGTCAAAAATGAGTGAGATCGCAGCAAAAATCGCAAAAGATTGTCGTGTTTCACTGGATTTTCAGGCGACAGATAAAAATGTCGCTAACTGGTATTTCTGCGGTCCCGCACTGAAGCAGATTGAGCGCTTACAGGATGCCGGGAATGTGAAAGCGTTTATAGACGACGATGTGCTGTATGTGAAAGACAGAGATAAAGCGCTGTCCGGCAGGCTGCGGATTCTGAGTCAGAAAACCGGCATGATCGGGATCCCGAAAGCAACAGAAAAGGGGCTGGAAGTCTCTTATCTGATCGACGGTGAATCCTGTCTCGGCGGTATGCTGCGGCTGGACAGCAAATTCAACCCGTCGCTGAACGGGGATTACATCATCGAGCAACTGAAATTCGATATCGCCTCACATGAAGATGCATTCTTCTACACGGCAACCTGCAAACGGGCCTGACACGGGTAAAACAATGAATAAACCTAATAGTGATATGGCCAGTGACGGCAGTCTGGCCGGACAGTTTGCGGCTGCGTTCCGTAATCTGCTGATGAATATTGACGATATGCTGCCCGCAACGGTAGTCAGTTATGACGACACCAGCAACCGGGCGGTGATCAAACCGCTGGTGATGATGGTGACAACCGGCGGCAGGAAAGTCGCACGCGGCGTGCTGGCGAATATACCGGTGTTCCGTTTCGGCGGCGGTGGTTTTTTTATCCGCATGCCGGTAAAACCCGGGGACTTCGGCTGGCTGAAAGCCAATGACCGGGATATCAGTCTGGTCTTCCAGCGCGGCGGGCTGGAGGATGAACCGAATACCGCACGGCTGCACACGTTCAGTGATGCCATGTTTTTCCCTGATACGCTCAAAGGCTGGGTAATCGACGGCAAAAATACGGATGCGCTGGTAGTGCAGTCTGCTGATGGCTCGGTGTGCTTATCGCTGCACGGCGATAAAGCCGTACTGGATACGCCGTTGTTTGAGGTTAATGCACCGGAAACCATTTATACCGGAAATGTGACCATTAACGGAAATCATGCCGTGAATGGTGACAGCAATGCGTCGGGGGGCACCCTGAAACATAACGGCAAAGATATCGGCTCAACTCACAAGCACAGCGGCATTCAGCGCGGAAATGAGGATTCAGGAGAACCGGTATGATGACATTTGATGTCAGTGAAAATAATGATCTGTTCACCGGGGGAGACGGTAATCTCGCCATCGCCCGCGATGAACAGGCAGTAAAAAACAGCTGTGCTCAGTATATCAAAGCATTGCGCGGCGAAATGCTGCATAAGCAGGACAAGGGTATTCCGTATTGGAAAACCACGTTCGGACGGCAGGCGGATCTGCCGGTGTTTGAAACGGCATTCCGTGAACGGATAGGGGAGATCCCGCAGGTCACAGAAGTGATTTCATTCACAGCCACGCTGAAAGATAACAATCTGAGCTATACCGCTGTTTTACAAACTGAATACGGGAGTATCAGGTTAAATGGCTGAATATAACTATATTACCTCATCCGGTGTGATTATTCCGGATACTGCTGAGCAGCGCACAGCTGTTGAAAATGAGTTTAAGGCGGTGTTTGGTCAGGATCTGGATATTTCGCCGGAAACCCCGCAGGGGGTGATGATCACGATGGAGACGGAGAATCGTGATGCTGTTGTGCGTAATAACGCGGAACTGGCGAATCAGATAAACCCGGATCTTGCAGGAGGCGTATTTCTGGATGCTATCTGGGCTCTGATGGGCGGTCAGCGCCGGGATGCCACCCGATCGATCCTGACGCAGGTACAGTTCGGTGGTGTGCCGGGCACGATTATCCCGAAAGGATCTCTGGCTGAAACACTGGCCGGTGACACCTTTGCCACGACAAAAGTACTGATTATCGGTAAAAATGGCACTATCAGCGGTGATATGCGTGCGGTTGATACCGGTCCCGTTGAGTGCCCGGCCGGGCAACTGATGACGGTGGCCAGCTCTGTTCTCGGGTGGGAAACCGTCACTAACCCCACCGGTGCTGTTACCGGGCGGAATGCGGAATCTGATTTACAGTCCCGCCACCGCCGTAAACTGACGCTGGCAAAAAACACGGTCAGTGTGGGTGAGGCTATGACCTCCGCATTGTATGAACTGGAGGGTGTCCGCTCTCTGGCCTACCGGGAAAACTACACCAATGTCCCGATGGAAGCAGACGGTATCACGCTTGTACCGCACAGTGTATATATCTGCGTCGAGGGCGGGGAAAGTCAGGAAATTGCCGCCGCGCTGCTGCGGACCAAAACTATCGGTGCTGCTTATAACGGCAGTGAGGAGGTGGAGGTGACGGAGCCGGTCAGCGGGCAGACTTACACGGTAAAATTTGATCGGGCAAAAGAGGTTGTATTGTTCTGTCGTGTGATGGTCAAAAAAACGGCGCTGGATGCGCAGGCGATTATCCCGGCGGCAGTGGAATCATGGGCAAACGGTGATACCGAAGGGGATGGCGGGCTGGTGGCCGGACGGGAAGTATCACCGTTTGAAATCTCTGCAGGGATTAACACCGCAGAGCCGCGCTTGTTTATCACCCGCGTTGAATTATCCGCAGACGGCACACACTGGTCTCCGGATATTTATCCGGTAAAACTGACGGAAGTCGCCAGAATTAACCGCAGCGCGGTTCAGGTGGTGTTTGTATGACACACTCCATTCAGTCGTTTTCATTTCATTCAGATCTGCTGCGGGCACTGTTATGGCAGTATGAAGACGCGGAAAATCTGAAAGCGCTGGCGCAATATAAATCGGACTGGTTTGATCGGGCGACCGTCAGCTTCTGGCAGAACTGGTACAACGATGTGTTTAATATCGATACCGCCACCGATTTTGGTCTTGGTATCTGGGCGCGGATACTGGATGTCCCGCTTGGTGTGGATATCCCGCCAAGTGATAAAGAAAAGATCGGTACCGGGTTCGGAAAGAAAAAAGCCAATTTCAGCGCAAACTTCCGGCGAAATGCGGACTACACGCTGTCTCTGACACCGGAACAAAAGCGCCTGATCATCCGCATTCGTTACTTCAATCTGACGCAAAGCCCGACAGTCAGCAATATCAATGAATTCCTCGAACGGTTCTTCGGCAATAAAGACAGCAGGGTATTTGTGCTCGATCCGCTGGATATGACGTATCTGTATTATGTATTTAATTTTAATCCTGACGAGCGCCTGCGCGTTCTGCTGGAAAATTTCGATCTTATGCCGCGTCCGTCCGGCGTCGGCGTCAAATACCGGATTGTGACCAAAAAAGCCTTTGGTCACGGTGAACACCGGAAAAACTTCCTGAGCAGTAACTTCGGAGCATAAAACGTATGACTAAATTATTTAAAGTCCCCTTTGCAACACAAGGGGACCGCACTGCTATTCC